CAAGACACGAATGCACTGATTGGAATAGTTGCCAAGATCACCAAAAAGAATTTCAACATCGTTTATTGCATCTTCTACATCAGATTGAAAAGCATTGTCGATACGTTCTTTTTCAACCGGTGTACCGACAGGCCAAGTATATTCAGGGTCATCAGCTTTTACAGCATGACCAATACCAAATGTCGGTATTCCTTCAGAGCATAGATAGATTTCTTCTTTGTACCCTTCGTGCTTGATTAAGTCCTCTTTAATCTGTTCAATCAGATTCTGGGGTAACATCGATGATCTCTCCTTCATTTTCTTCTGGCCCACCGACAATTGTGGTTTCACCTCCAACACCTGTGATAGTGATAGAGATTGCATTACGTCCACCAGTTGCTTTATCTTTTTCAAAATAAGACAACGGTAATATTCGATCCATACACATTTTCAAAGCAGCCATCTGACCTGGATGCTCATCATCTTGAGCAATGTTTATTATTTTATTGATGACTTTATCGCCTGATGTAGCCAGAAGACGGGCCTTGAATTCATTAATTCTTGCAGCGTCACCTGGTGGCCTACCTCGAATACCTCTGTTACCTCGCTTCTTAGCTTCTACATCAGTCTTTTTAGGTCTACCACGCTTACGCTTCGGCTCTACTTCGACTATTTCAGTCTGTATCGTTTTTTCTTCGGACATAATACTGTATGTTTATCCAGTTGTTGCAGTATTCTAGCAAAAACTGTGCCAAATGTCAAGCCTTTTCTTAATTTATGTTACTTTATCACTTGACAAAACACTTTTTTAGTTAAATCAAGAGTTTAGAAGTTGTTTAAGTGTGTTTTGTAAGGGCTTGATTTAGTTGATTTAGTTGATTTTACTCTTTTGCAAGCTTGGATGCCTACTACAAATATTTTAAGGAGTCAATCACCCCTTCCCCGTCACTAAATCAGGCCCACTTCAGTCTAAACCAAACTGCACAGCCTGTCAAGTTATACTTTAGTCTAAGGCAGCTTGTGCAGTGCAGCATAGTCTGCCCTGGTTATGGTGCAGCGCACAAAGTCAATACTACTTTAGTCTAAGGCAGCTTGTGCAGTGCAGCATGTTACGTTATAACATAACACTAAGCAGGAACTATGCTAACTCTATCAGTCTGTTTAGAACTAAAAAGTCTAAAAAAGTTTGTGCTACAGCTTGACAAAGTGTGTGATAGTGTGGCAGCCCCTGGTGTTAGACTAAAGTATAATAGCATTTCAGGATGCTTGGCAGGAAGATATGCCAAAGATTAAAAAACTTGAATCACTGTTCAATTAATAAGGAAGAGACAATGAAAAACTTAAACGCACATATTCAATCGGTAGAATTCGCAGTAGATCGTTTGTATAGCTTCGGTCCAATGTGGGACTATGAGCCAATCGCATTCGATGATTGGTGCGACGATTTAAACGATAACCAAATTGAAGAAATCAAAGAACTAGCCAAAGACGTTTACGACGTTGAATGGGATAGAATCCAAAACCTAAACAACATTGAAGACTGTTTACAAGACAAAGAATTGTCGGCAGTATTTAAGCATCGCTACAACGAGGAGTGTTAGAAATGATTAAATTGTCAAAAGCTTCAAAGATGCCGTGTCGTTCATGGTCTCTTCAAGCGCTTGTAACGTGTCCGGCTGCAAAAGATGCAAACGGTAACCTTGTTCCTTCTTGTGCAGGATGCTATGCCACAACGGGGAATTACAATTTACCAAACGTCAAAGCACCACGCGAGCACAACAAAGAAGATTGGAAGCGCAACGAATGGGTTTCCGATATGGTTAAGGAATTGGACAACGATAGATATTTCCGGTGGTTCGATAGCGGGGATATGTACGATGTTCGATTAGCTCGGAAGATTCTCGAAGTAATGAAACAAACACCGTGGGTAAAGCATTGGTTACCAACTCGCATGTATAAATACCAAAAGTTTGCCGGTATCTTAAACGAGATGGAATCGTTGCAGAATGTTGTTGTGCGATTGTCTTCGGACGCTATCGATGGAACAACAATCGACGGTGCGACAACATCCACAATTGCACCAACACCGGACGAAGCGCCAAAGAATGCGACAGTTTGCGAAGCATATCAACGCGACGGAAAGTGTGGTCAATGTCGCGCATGTTGGGACAAATCGGTTGCAATCGTTTGTTATCCGGCACATGGTCAAAAGATGGAAAGACAACTAATCAAATTAAAGATGGTGGCATAGGGGAAGCGAACAATGATTGAATCAAATATCTTCGGCATCGATAACGGTGCCGCATTACTTATCTTAATTTATGGAATCGCAATTCCGACATATGCTTGGATTAAGGGGAAATAACTATGGCCACTTGGTTAGTCACTGAAAGTATCGAACGAGTCAACTACTACACCGTAGAAGCTTCAACACCGGAAGAAGCCGAAGAGTTAGTCAACGAAGGATTAGTAGAACCGGACGACTGGAATTATCTCGACTGTATCGTTACAAAGGTAGAGCAAAAATGACACACTTCGAAAACGCAATCATGCAACTATGCAATCACAACGAAGACTTCAAAACTTGGTTAGCGGATGCAAAAGACTTCGAAGCCGATTTTGACAAACTCGAAGAAATCGCAACGGACTATGACGAACTCTTCAAAGAGTTTCAAAAGATAAGCCAACACTTGGATGGTCTTTTACAACTAATCGACAAAATGCAAGAAATTCGATTGTGATTCGATAATGACAAAACAACGATAGGCTGCACCGGCAACGGTGCGGTCTTTTTGCGTTTTTGTGTGGTGTTTACTACAAAGCATTCTAAGCCGTTCTAAGCTGCAGTAGGGTGTTTTGTAGTAGGTAGCCATTGGTTAGCTGCTAAACGTGGCGTGGTGGGCTTTATATGAAGCCTTAGACGTTGTTTTTAATGGTAAAGGATAAAAGGATATCGATATGTCTTTTAAAAGCACATGGACAACCGAAGAGAAAGAACTACTCAAAAAGCTTTGGAAGCTTGGACACACTGCAAGCGAAATCGCAAAAGAAATCGGCAACGGTAGGACAACGGACCAAGTGAGAATGTTTGTGTCTCGTAACCGTAAAGAATTGGCGTTGACACGAAGACCGGTTACGAATTGGAAAGTCTTGCACAAGACAACACACTTCGAAAGTCTTTGGAGTGGTCCGATTCCATGCGGTCATTGGATGATCACTAAGCCGTGGTCTAAATCAGGCTCTGATGCGTGAAATAGTCCCTGATGGGCTTAACCACCCTGATGCGTGAAATCAGCCCTGATGCCTGGAATCACTGGCTTTGGGGCTGTTTTTGTGGTAGACTCTGATGCTCTTAACCAACTGCAGCAGGAGGCTTTATGCGTTGTAAAGCGTGTAACCAAGGACTGACTGAATTTGAGTCCACAAGAAAAAGCGCATCGACAGGTGAATTTATTGATCTTTGTAATGAGTGTTTCAGATACATTAAAGATGATCTGATTACAACGGAGAATCCAAGCTTGGAATCAATCCAAGACCTGATGGATTTAACCAACTCTGATGACCTGAACTGATTCTCATGTTACGGAGATTTTTGTGCTACCCTTCTTTATATATACTATATAGTATATTAGAGTTGAGCTAGTTCATGTCGATGTTTATTGTTATTACTATTACTAATGATCATCGATATAGCTATTTCAGCTTAATCAGAGGCTAAATTATGGCGAAGTTAACAGACGAATATGAAATGACTGATGTCACCGCTCAAGAGATGGCATTGCACGTTGCAATGTGCGTCAATGCGGAATACATCCAATCTTGGGGAACAGAAGAGTTCCTGACGAAGCTGCTCGAATATGTTCCTGATGAGCAAAATCAGCTTGCAATTATCAAAGTTTTGTGCCAGGGTTCAATTTCCGAACCAAAGGAGAAGACTGATGGATAACATCGATACCTACCTTCTGATGTGTGAACTGCGTAGTCGCTTGTTCAACACGCTTGAGGCTGAAGAGCCTGTTCCAGATACTGTACTTGATGATCTTTGGAGTGAATCAACAGCCGTTGAAGAGTCTTTGAAGTCTCTGATGTATAAACTGGATAATATTACTAAACGTTATGAAAACCAGATGAGGTTGCGTGATGAGTGAGCAAAGTTTATCGAGCATTGTTGGAAAGGGTAAAGAAAAATGAGCAAAGTTCCTTACATCGAAAGACCGTATGATTGGACCATCGGTTTAACTGGAGAGTGTGCTTACTTGTGGGCATTGTTCTTGGCGAACGAAGCTGATATGGCTGATGACTACATCAACTACGATAAGTTCAAAGCGATAGCAGAACAGCTTGCACCGAAGGAAGGTAAAGCAATTCCATCGGCAGTACATATTCACGCACTTGAGGAGGAAATAGCGAAGTATGGCGTTCGTTCAACACAGCATGGAGTGTCCTGATTGTGGAAGCTCCAGAGGTTACGCAATCGATGATAACGGATGGGCAACCTGTTTTAGTTGCGATAAAAAAACACCGCCTGAGAGGGTTGGTAACACTGATTCAGGTAGGGTAGTAAGCATGGAGAAGAGATCGTCCAACACAGAGGCTTACAATGCGTCTCAGGGGCTAATTTACAGGGCTTTGTCGGATAGAAAGATCAGTATCAGAGCGATGGAGACTTACGGTGTAGGTTTCAGAGGTGACGATATTATTTTTCCTTACAACGACAACAAAGCTGCAAAGATCAGAAAAGGTGGTCAGAAAGACTTCACCATTGAAGGTGGTTGGAGAGATGATTCAACCTTATTTGGTCAGGAAAGATTCTCCGCCGGTCAGAAGTACATCATAGTTTGTGAAGGTGAGTTTGATGCGATATCAGCGCACCAGATGATGTCGTACAAGACTCCCTGTGTTTCTGTGCGTAATGGTGCTCAATCAGCCTTGAAGGATGTGAAAGCGAACTATGACTACTTAGATAGCTTTGATGAAGTCATATTCTGTTTTGACAACGATCCACCAGGTTTGGAGGCGCAAGCACAGTGTGCTGAATTGTTCAGCCATAAATCCAAGTGTGTGAAGCATCTGAACAGTATGAAGGATGCAAACGACTATCTGGTGAGTAACAATACATCGGAGTTTGTATCGGCATTCTGGAAAGCAGAACGATGGACACCTGATGGTATTATCGCCGGTTCAAGTCTGTATGAACAGGTGATGAAACCATTAGAGAAGGCTGACTGTGATTACCCGTATGATGGACTGAACAAGCTGACGTATGGCATCAGAAAGCAGGAGCTAGTCACGGTAACAGCCGGTTCAGGTCTTGGTAAATCTCAGTTCCTTCGGGAAATGATCTGGCATATTCTGCAGTGTACGCAGTCAAACATCGGACTGATGTTTTTGGAAGAATCTACCCGTAAAACAGGTTTGTCGTTGATGTCGTTGGCTGTCGATAAACCATTACATCTTCCTGACACTGAGGCGACTCAGGCTGAGAAGGATCGAGCTTTTAATGCAACACTCGGTACAGATCGGTTGTTTATGTTTGATCACTTCGGTAGCTCTGATGTGGATAACATCGTGAATCGTGTTCGTTATTTGGCGAAGGTTGTTGGTTGTGATTATGTGTTTGTCGATCATATATCGATCATTGTTTCAGCCCAATCAAACGGTGATGAACGTAAAGCGATTGACGAGATCATGACGAAGCTACGGATGCTCGTACAGGAAACTGGTATCGCTCTGATAGTCGTATCACATTTGAAGCGTCCAGAGAACAAAGGCCATGAAGAAGGTGCTGCGACAAGTCTGGCGCAACTTCGAGGCTCTGGTTCTATTGCTCAACTCTCTGACATGGTGTTGGGACTTGAGCGGAATGGACAAGCTGAAGATGAGAAAGAACGAAATACGACACGAGTCCGTGTGCTGAAGAATCGATTCAGTGGGACAACCGGTCCTGCCTGTAACTTGCTGTACAGTCTGACAACCGGTAGAATGAACGAAATATTTGATGTTGCAGATGAGGATGAGGTGCTGTAATGGCTGTTCCAATACACTTTGTTTGGACGAAAGTGGAAAACATACAAAAATATTCGGGAAATGTTGCAATCTCTCCGGACTACCGGCATGGAGGTGTCATCTTGAATGAGCAAATTATTATTGCGAAGAAGAAAACACGATTTCGTCCACTAGGGCAGCTTGATTGGGCGCATTATACAGCAAAAGGTTTAGGAACAGCCTTCCAAGATGGAACAGTTCTTGAGTATTACGAACAGATGCTTGTAGATAAACGGAGTCCTAGTCATGATTGGCAAGGTGAAAAAGCAATGGCTAAAAGAGCATACTACGCAGAACTGAATGGAACTGCGAGTTTATTAAAAGATAAGTGAGGATATTTTATGGATGCGTATTGGTATTGTGAATTTAATAGTAGTTGTTGTGATGCACCACTATTAAATGAAAACGATGGACTTGGTATTTGTAGTGCGTGTAAAGATTGGTCCAGTCCAATCGATGATGAGGAGGACGAGGAATGAAATCTTGTCATATCTGTAAAGAGTTAAAACCTTTTTCTGATTATACACCTAGCAAAGTCAATAGTGATGGTTACGATCATCGTTGCAAGGATTGTCGATCACACCAAGCTAGAATTATTTCTAACCTCAAGAAAATTGCCCCAGAAAAATCATCATCATGTGATTGTTGCGGAAACGTTTCTGATAATATTGGTCTTGATCATTGTCATGAAACAAATACATTTCGAGGATGGTTATGTTCTAGTTGTAATAAAGGATTAGGAATGCTCGGTGATAACTTAGAATCTTTGATTAAAGTCGTTGGTTATCTCAGTAAACACAAATATATGCTTGATCGAGGTGAATTATATGAAGGAACTGGTACTGGATATCGAGACGAACAAGAAACACAGTACGATATGGATTTGCGTAACTGAAGATGTACAGACAGGAGAAGTCCAATGTCACACAGAGCCACAAAGTTTAGAGTCTTTGCTGAAACATTACGACAGAGTAATCGGTCACAACCTGATTGGTTTCGATGCTCCAGTGTTGAAGAGGCTGTGGAATGTTGGGATCAAGCGTGGTCAGGCAGTCGATACGCTGATCATGTCACGACTTTTAAACCCCGTAATAGAAGGAGGCCATTCCCTGCGAGCGTGGGGCCAAAGATTTGGGGGTGATGGTAAACAAGACTTTACAGACTTTGATGGAGGTCTGACAGATGAAATGCGTGAATACTGTATCCAAGATGTACACCTCACTGTGGAACTATACAAAAGGCTGCGTGAATCGCTTGATAAATGGCGTGATTCCGAAACAGCGTTATTACTGGAACGCGACGTTGCAATCGAGTGTTCCAAACAGGAAAGAAACGGTTTTAAACTGGATGTTCCTCAAGCTCAAATACTTTCTGCTGAACTGTCAGATCGAATGGGTTCTATTGAAGATGAGTTGCAGGAAATCTTTCCGCCGATTATTGAAGAGCGTTGGTCTGAGAAAACAGGTAAGCAACTAAAGGATAAAGTGACGGTGTTCAATGTCGGTAGCCGTAAGCAGATTGCGGAACGACTGATGTCGCTTGGATGGAAGCCTGAGAAGCATACAGAGAAAGGTCAACCGATTGTTGATGAATCCACCTTGGAGAATATCGACATTCCACAGGCTGAAAAGATTGCTGAGTATCTGATGCTTCAAAAACGTGTTGGATTGATTAACGCATGGCTAAGTCATGTCGAGGATGATCATCGTGTACATGGAGCGATCATTACAATTGGGACCATTACAAATCGAATGGCGCATCACTCACCGAATCTCGGTCAAATACCATCCGTGAAGAAGCCGTATGGTAAAGAGTGTCGATCATTGTTTACGGTAGATAAAGGTAATGTTCTCGTTGGTAGTGATTTGTCTGGTATCGAACTACGTTGTCTGGCGCATTATATGCAAGACGAAGACTGGACCGAAGAACTACTGAACGGAGACGTGCATCAGAAGAACGCTGATGCAGCCGGTATCAGTCGGGATAACGCCAAAACACTGATCTATGCGACGTTGTATGGCGCAGGATCAGCCAAGGTTGGATCAATTGTCGGTGGTGGACGGAGAGAAGGTGACAAGATACTGCACCGGTTCTACCGTAACACTCCGAAGCTCCGTATCCTGATGGAGAAAGTTGCTAGACTTGCTCTGAAGGGGTATGTACCAGGTTTGGACGGACGACGTATTCAGGTCCGTAGTGAGCACAGTGCATTGAATACATTGTTGCAAGGAGCCGGTAGTATCGTTGCCAAGCAATGGTGTGTTCAGATGCATCGAAACTTCCGCAAAGAAGGGATTGATGTAAAACAAGTGGCTTTTGTCCACGATGAGATTCAGGTTGAGTGCGCTAAATCAGATGCTGATCGTGTTGCTCAAATAATGGAACAATCTGCTCCAGAAGCAGGAGAGATTCTTGGATTCCGTTGTCCGGTGGCTGCAGAGTCTAAGATTGGGAATAACTGGTACGAAACACACTAAAGTATTTGGTAATACTTTCGTATTATGTTATAATAGGTATTATCACACCAACAGGAGAATGTGATGTCGCGTGTTAAAGTCAAAGCGAAAATTATGTGGGCCTCTACTGATGTTCACAATCCAATGTCCAACAAGTTCCAGATCGATCTTTGTGATCTGTCTGACAAAGCTGTCCAAGCTATCGAGGATATGGGTATCACTGTCAATCAGAAAGATGGTCAGGGTTACTTTATCACTTGTAAGTCTTCAAAGTATCCTATCGTTACCTACGATGCGGATGGTCAGCAATTGACCGGATTTCCGTTGAAGGAGGATGGTTCTCCATCACCTCAGTCAATTAAAATCGGGAATGGATCAGAGTGCGTTGCACTGATCGAACCATATACATGGAAGTATATGAACAAGGAAGGTATCTCACCATCTGCAAAGAAGATCGTGGTTACTGAGCTTGTTAAGTATGGTGGAAATGATGACACGAGTGTCGATGACCTTCTTTCTGTGGACGAGGAAGAGGACGAAATCCTTTAATGTGTCATCATGCGATCATTGATGCAGATATCCTGGTTTACCGTATCGGCTTTGCAACTGTTAATGAGGATGAAGCAGTTGCAATACGGACAATGGCAGGATTCTTAGAAGACATGATTATGTTTGATCTTCCATTCTGCACCACATGGACGCTACACCTAACCGGTAAGGGCAATTTCAGGGATGATTTTGCCGTTACTCGGCCTTACAAAGCAAATCGCAAAGGTAACAAGAAACCTACACACTACGAAGCTCTCAGAAACTACTTAGCGTGGTCATGGGATGCGACAGTGTGGAACGGTATGGAAGCCGATGATGCGGTTGCAATTGAGGCCACTGAACTAGGCGACAAAGGTGTCATTGTATCATTGGATAAAGACTTGGATCAGGTTGTAGGACATCACTACAATTTTGTGAAAAGACTCCACTACTACGTTGACGAAGAAACTGCCAAGTTCAATTTCTACAAGCAGTTCTTGACAGGTGATGCTGTTGACAACATCGAAGGTGTTCGAGGTATCGGTGACAAGAGAGCTACGGCACTGCTTGCAGGTAAGACAGAAGAAGAAATGTGGGAGATCATTGTTGAGAAACTTGGGTATGACAGAGCTATCGAAAATGGTCATCTGTTATATATGCTCCGGTCAACCGGTGATCAGTTTACACCACCAACGGTAAAGTCGAATGAAAGCTCAATCAGCTAAAGCAAAAGGACGCAGACTACAGCAAGCCGTTCGTGATGCAATCTTAACTGCATTTCCGAAACTTGAACCTGATGATGTACGCTCCACAAGTATGGGAGCAGGTGGAGAAGACGTGCAACTGTCACCGGCTGCACGGAAGTTGTTTCCATATTCTGTGGAGTGTAAATCATTATCAAAGATTGCCGTGTTTAATTATTACGAGCAAGCGACAGGTCATGGTAAACATGAGCCGTTGGTTGTTATCAAACAGAATCGATCAAAGGCTTTGGCAGTTGTCGATCTGGATCATTTTATGGAGTTGGTGAAGAAATGAGAGACTTTAATTGGGTGG